ATTTTATATACTTAAACATTCAATTATCAATGGCTCGTGATGCACGAAATTTGATTAAAGAATTTAATTTATCAAAAGAAAAGTTTTGTGAATTACTTGAAATTAGTCCAACAGAATTTCAAAAATATATCAACGGTGGTTTTAATTATGACATTAAAAAAATGGCAATTATGCAATGCGTTTGGTATAATTTAGAAATGGAAAAAACTAAACTTGAAATTGAAAATAAAACGACTTATTTAGCAAAGTAGTTCTGAAACTTGCCACTAACGTTTGGTATAAGAGCCGTTTTTTCTATGGCTTTTATACTGTGTTATACCCTGTTTTTTAATTGTTGGATAAAATAATTTACAGAAAAGTGTATTTTTATTTTGCTTTACTATTTGTTTAATAGCATTAAAAACTGTATATTTGCTATATTATAATACTAAAAATATACAATATGATATACTTTATAGGGAATAAAAAAGAAAACATTTGCAAAATAGGTGTAAGTAATAATGTAGATAAAAGGATAAAGGAAATACAATGTTCTTGTCCTTTTAAAGTTGAGGTTTTGATTACATACGCTGTTAGCGATGACTATTTAATTGAAAAAGCGTTACACAATAAATATAACGAAAATAGATTAAATGGTGAGTGGTTTAATCTGTCTGTTATTTATGAAATTGATAATGGAATAAATGAAAACGATTTAAAACCATTTTTATTTGATGACAACGAAAATATGAATTTAAGTGAATTTTCAAAAAAGATTATCAACTGGCACGAGTTAAGCAGACACTTGTCTGGTAATGGTCAAAACATTAGACCTAATAAAATACCAAAGAAATACGAAAAGAAAATAAACAGGTTTTTAAATATAATTGATATTTTATTTGGTAGTTAATACATAATACTGTATATTTGTAGTATAATAATTAAAACAAAAGAAATTATGACAACTCAAATGACAATCAGACAAATCAGACAAGAATTATTTTCAACAGAAAAATACACTGTAATTGGTTCAGAGGAAATGACAAACAAAGAAAGTAGAGATTTCTTATATGAAAAAGAAAACCAAGACGAAAAAATGAATGTAAAGGATAACAATACACATTTATTAATATGGAAGTAAAAAACCTAATTAACTGGAGTGAACTTAGCCGTAAATTAAGCGGTTCAGATAACTCTATACGACCAAATAAAATACCTAAGAAATACGAACGTAAAGTAAACAGATTGCTTTGGATTCTCGATTTGTGGGAGCGTTGGGTAAATTGGGTATAACGGTTTGTATAAGATTAGTACGGTAATAAAAAGCGAAAACCATCCGTACTTATCTAAACTTAATTAAAAAGTAATTCGCTGCAATTTGGCACTTAACCCGTATTAATTTTATACTGTGTTGCCTGCCGTTTTTATCACAAAATTATGACAATAGAAGATTTTGCTAAAGAAAATGGGTTTACTAAATTGACCACAAAAAACCACCCTAAAGATGAACAAACAGTGCAAATACTTGGAAGTTCAATCTCTAAAGATTGGAATGTTGAAAAAGTAATTTGGTCAATTAATAATGGAGAACACTCATATAAATGGATTACACACGAATTTAACAAAGGAATAATGACAACATCTTTAGATTACTGGAAGCCTTTTTAAATGGCAGGTAACGGATTGCGGCTTTGCGAAGTGCGGGATTTACACCACTAAACTTGAATTGAAAAACTAAACTTAATATTAACCAATAACTCCGCCATATTGCCTATGTGCTTTTATAGGTAGGGCTTCTCACAAACTTAAATAAAAATGGAAGTATTATTAAAAAGAAATTATCGCTTTGAGTTAATTTTTAAAGCCGAAAATGTAAATGTTTGCGAAGACATTGAAGATCGTATCTATGCTAAAACAGAAGATGGAAAAACAGACTACAAAACACCACCTAAACGTGATATTAAAACAGAAGTAGTTGAGCAATTTGTTAGTGTTTTAGACGATATGATTTATTATCGTGAAGCTGATTTTGATAGTAGTAGTTTAATTGAACGACTTTTTGAAAAATTACCTCAACAAGTAGTTAATAATTTACTTGTCAAACTGAAACGTGATTATGAAACGGAGGTCGAATAGCCTTACCTATAACGGTAAAGCTATGCACCGTAAAGCGTAGCAGAATGTTTAATCTTAACACTATCCTCAATCGCTTTATGGTGTATAGGTGGTGTTAGCAAATCGTTTATTATGAGAACAGAAGGTAAAGTTTCAAAAGTGGCTATATGTCCAAAGTGCAACGGATTCACATTAGCGTGTCACGTTGATAGTTTAAGTAATCAGACCGAAAAAGAATTTACAGAACTGACTAATGAGGGGTTTGAAGTGAGAATTGAAACAATTAAGGAAACAAGAGCGAGAAATTACGGTGCATATAGCGAATGTTCTAAAGGCATCTGCTCAAATGTTTGCTAACAACGTTTTGCGTGTATAAGAAGTGGCGGATTAGAACTCTAAAACTTTCAGCAAGCACAAAACATAATTAGAATCACAGAACATTAAATTAACATAGAACCCACCATTTTTTATACACGCTGTTAGTGGCTGGGATTTTAATAAATAAAAATAAAATGAGAGCATACAAAAAAGAATTAGAAACAATTGCTGATGACTTGTTAAATCAAAATGCTGATGCTGATGCAAATGGAAATGAAAACAAACCGAACTATTCAAAAAGAGATTTTATGAATGCTACAATTATCTTTCAAACGGCTTTGATGGATAAAATGTATGACAATCAAGAGTATGACAATATGAATATAGAAGAACGCTTAAAAATGGCAGAAAGTTGTGGTTTGGCTTTGCGAAAGTTGATACACACTTATACTGGTTTAGATACTCATAAGATTGAGGAGTTTATTTAGCCTTGCCACTAACGTCAGTGCATATACTAAGGCAATGCTGAAAAATACAAATTAATAAATTAAACCTAAATAAAAACAAAATGAAAAATATATTTAAATCAAAAAACTATCCTATTGCTTTTGTATATGCAATGTTAGTAGCTGTTCTTTTTTTATTTACTAGTTGTGGTAAAGAGAATATAAAGCCAGAAAAACCATTTATAATAACTTTTAAATATCCAAATTCTTTAAATGCTGCCGATGGTTTTTGTCGATACGAATACTTTGATAATCAAGGATTGAAATATGGAACATATGATACAAATAATAAATATAATGTTGGCGACACTATACGGTAGAATAGCTACTAACGGTCGAGTGCTTGCCGTTCGGTGGCTGAATAATCACTAATAATTCAAGTACAAAAAATTAAATAAATTAATCCGAAATATTTCGGAAATAACCAAATCTAGCCACTGACTGCAAACACTTGTTATCACTTCGGCTTTTTAAACGAAAATTATGAATTGGATTAACGTAAACGAAAAACACTTTATCGACATTGAAAGATTTGAAGATGGAAGTTATACATGGACTGAAAACAATAATTGTCCAAACAAACCATTTTTAGTTGGGCTATTTGTAGGTAATAATAAAACAGGATTCACAGAATTACAATATTGGCTAGTTATTTTATCAGATAACGGACTAGAAGAATGGACGGAAGATGAAACTTATCCATTGCATTGTTGGGACATTACAGACATAGAATTTTGGTGCAGTATAGACGCCCCGCAAGCTGTTTGCTAACGTTTTGCGGCTTTATTTCAGTTTTGCTGATTGATAACCAAGCCTTAACAAATATAGACAAATTTTAGATTAAAAAACTTCCAAAATAAAAAAAGACCAAACCTGCAAAATTGAATAAAACCGTTGTTAGCCGTTCGGTTTTTTTTTAATTGTTATTTAGACGCGTTTTAAATAAGTTAAATAATACTTAATCTATTTGATAATATTTTTTATATTTAAAACTATGTGTAAATTTGTTCATTGTGCGCGCAAAATAGTTTGTATAATTAATTATTTAAAATATGAGTTTTAATTTCACTGAAATTAGAGAGTTTTTAAGAATTAAAGGAGGCAAAATAAACATAAAAGTTTTAACTGCGTCTGGAAAGGACGGGGATTCTTTTGTTATAATATCTCCAACACTTTTAGTAAGTGGTTATGGTTCTAATGAAATTGACGCTAAAGAATCTTTTCAACACAATATGGAATTATTCTGCAAAGATTTTTTAGAATTATCTACAGAACAAAGAGATAGTTATTTACGAAAGTTAGGATTTACCAAAGAAAAATTTAAAACAAAAAATTTCTCAAAATTATATGTTGATGAAAATGGTGTTTTGCAAGGACTTGAACAAAGCACATTAAAAACATCAATGTTAGAAGCAATAGTATAGTAGATGGGTAATAATAGACCTGTAAAAACAAAAGATTGGATTTCGTTTCTAAAATTTCACGGTTGTAGATATATTAGAACCACAGCTTCACACGACCACTATAAATGCCCTAACTGTTTTAGAACTATTACACATAGAGAAAAAGATAAAGAAATCCCAGCTATGCACGCTAAAACTAATTTAGCAACTATGGGAAAAACTCTACAAGAAATTTATACTTGGATTGAAGAAAATTGCTAATTTCACTTGCGTTACGCGAAACTGACAACTAACGTTTCGCAGCTACAAGAAGTGGCAAAGTTCGTGACTGGATATTTTCCGTTAAAGATAAATATTATTGCGAAACGTGAATGTGATGCTACTAATAAATTTTGCCATCTTGTGTAACTGCTGTTGTGCGATGGTGCTTTTAAATAACAAATTAAAATAAACAAAAATGACATACGAAAAATCAAATTTTAGAATTACAAAACACAAAAAAGGATTTCTTATAGAAATACAAAAGTACAAATGGTCTTTATTTGGCATTAAGAAATACTGGACGCATTTTTCAAGTTATTCAGGAATTCCAGAGCAACCATTTTATTTTTCAAATTTTGAAATGGCAATGAACGAAATGTTAAAGGAAATAAAGTGGGAAGTTTTAGCCGATTCCAACTAGCATCTCGCACAACGGGTTCGGGCTTGGCAAAGGCGGGGATTTTAACCACAAATGTTTAATAGAATGATAGAAGATAATAAAACCACAAATGTTCAATTGGAAAACGGAAGCCCCGCTTTTGCCAAACCCGTGTTATGTGCTGGTGCGGATTTCGGAGGACTAATTTCTCTTTATAACGAGGATTGCTTACAGGCATTGAAACGATATGATGATAACCACTTTGATATTGCAATAGTTGACCCGCCTTATGGGATAGGAATAAGTAGTAACCCTTTTAGACAAAAGTTTGAAAAATGTGAATGGGATAACGAAATACCCAGCAAGCAATACTTTGAGGAACTTATGAGAGTAAGCAAAAATCAAATTATTTGGGGTGGTAATTATTTTGATTTACCACCATCACAAGGGTTTATAATTTGGGATAAAAAGCAACCACAAGATTTTAGTAGTGCAATGTGTGAAATGGCTTGGATGAGTTTTGCCAAACCCGCAAAGATGTTTAGAAAACACGTTGTAACCGCTGAACCGAATAAGATACATCCCACGCAAAAACCTGTTGATTTATACAAGTGGTTGCTTACTTACTACACAAATGAAAATGATTTTATTTTAGATACACATTTAGGAAGTGGAAGTATTGCTATTGCTTGTTGGGAATTGAAACGTAAACTCGTAGGATATGAAATTAATAAGGGTTTCTACGACAATGCCTGTAAGCGTTTGGAAGACAAAACTCGAATTTTAACGCTATGGTAGCACTTGCACATAACTAATCAATAACATCAACTAAATTATGCAACCAACTGAAAACCAAATACAATTTCGCTTCAAAATATACGATAAAATCGTTTGTTTAAATGATGGTTTCCTATATCAATTGCAACATTGCCCGAGAAAAAGAACTAAAAATTTTAGAAAATTAACGTATAACGAAAAAAGAAACGGTTATTATATTAACGGTCAACTTGTTTCTAAAAAAAAACTTATAAAATTGCAATTATCAAATGCAAGCAGTAGAAGAAAAAATAATAATATATTTTGCAACTTTATTGTATAATATGTTACATTTGTGTAATAATATGTCCTATAATCAAACAAATTCACGCAACCAATGTAGTAAAACATTAATTAATATGATACAAGAAATTACCACATTGTATAAATATGGTTTTGTTTATAAAGATGTTAAAAATAAAAGAAGTTATGCTTTAAAAGAAATTCCAATAAATTGTTTTAAATCTACATTAGTTGCGAATATTCAAAGAGAAAAATTAACGATTAATAAATTAAAAAAGTTAACCTTTGAAATTAATTATAGTGTAGTTTCTTTCGTCGAAAACGAAATGCCTTTTTAAAACAAAAAAAATTTAGTACCTTCGATTTATGATTATAGAAACTAAAAAATTAAGCGATTTAAAACCGAACCCAAACAACCCTAGAACCATCAAAGATGATAAGTTTGCAAAGTTGGTGCAGTCTATTAAAGACTTTCCGGAAATGCTTAATTTGCGCCCTATTGTAGTCAACGATGATATGATTGTATTAGGTGGCAATATGCGATTAAAAGCATGTAAAGAGGCGGGTTTAAAAGAAGTTCCAATAATCAAAGCATCAAATTTAACCGAGCAACAACAAAATGAATTTATTATAAAAGATAACGTTGGTTTTGGCGAATGGGATTGGGAGCAATTAAACAACGAATGGGAAGCCGAAGAGTTAACCGAGTGGGGGTTGGATATTCCAGAGTTTAATACGGAAGTTTTAGAAGCTGAAGAAGACGACTTTGATACTACACCGCCCGAAATACCGATAACCGTTTTAGGCGACCTTTACGAAATTGGAGAGCATCGTTTACTTTGTGGAGATAGTACTTGCAGTGATACGGTTGCAAAGTTAATGAATGGTGAAAAAGCGGATATGGTGTTTACAGACCCTCCTTACTTAATGGATTTTACGGGTGGAATAAACGTAGATGGAAGTAAATCGTTTAACGCTAAACACGGTGTAATAAAAAATGATAAAATGTCCGATTCTGACGGTGATGATTTTTTAGATTCTATAAATACTAACATACTTCTTTTTTGTAAAGGAGCTTTTTACATTTCATTTTATAGACTTGGGATAGATAAATATTTCGCAAGTATGAAAAGGACAGGACTTCAATATAGAGCTTTGATAATTTGGAATAAAGGAAACCATACACTTTCTAATTCTGATTATATGAGTAAATATGAGCCAATCTTTTATGGGTGGGCATCTGAACATAATTTTTATGGTGGAAATAATGGAATGGATATTTGGGACATTGAACGTACTAAAAAAAATGATTTACACCCAACTATGAAGCCAATCCCATTATGTGAAAAAGGAATAAACGATGGTAGTAAAAGTGGTGGAAGTGTATTATACCTATTTTTAGGAAGCGGAAGTACAATGGTAGCATCTCACCAACTTAAAAGAAAATGCTACGGTATGGAGTTGGATTGTAGGTACGTTGATGTTTGTGTAAAAAGAATGCGAAAACTAGACCCTACATTAACAATTAAACACAACGGAGTAACAGTTGAATAACAGTTAAAAAATGGCAAATAGCGAAAACTTAAAAAAAAGAGTGCCGTTTATAAATGTTTTATAAAATACAATTATGACCAACAACCCAAAGAACCGCCAAAAATGGATTTTCGATTTGCTAAAAGTCGATGAGCTTAATTATGTTGATACGTGGGCAAAATTTGGGCAAAAGTGGGCAAAAGGTAAAACTACATTCGATAAAGATTGGAACACGGCTAACAGTAAGTTTTTAGAGTATCAAAGAAAGGTTAACAAAGCAAAAGAGGAAGCAAGTATTACCATTGAAGTTAATGCCGTTAAACAGGGCTTAAAACTAAAAATTGACCGTTTGATGTTTTATCAAAATCAAATTGATATTATGGAACAACAATTAATTGGATCCGTTAAGTTTTTCTTTATCGTTGGTAATAAGCCTGTAAGCTCTCATAACTCTAAAGGTGATTTTGTTCTGCCTTTGGAAAAGCAAAATGAAATTAGAAAGCAAATCCATTATTATCAATCTGAAATATCAAAAATTGAGGGAGATTATGCCACTATTAAAAATGATTTGACTACTAACGGTCAAAGTTTAAATCCAACTGAAAGAGATGCAAGAATTGCGCAGTTAATAGCCAAAGCAACAAAGCAAGAATAGTTTTTTTTAAATACTATATAACATATTTTGCAATAGTGTAACATATTTTGTTAAATTTGACAAATGAAATCAATTCGTTACCTCTTTATGATTGCAGTCTGTATGACTGTTTTCACAGCCACGGCATCTACAGCCAAGCTGGAGTCCAATGAAATAAAGCAAGGTAGAGCAGTTGGTAGCTCGGGTGGCTCATAACCATCAGGTCGTGGGTTCGAGTCCCGTCCTTGCAACTAAAACAGCTCATGAGGATAAGCCCTCAAGTATAACCAATCGGAGGCTTGTATTCTTCGTTAAAATCATATGCTATGCGTGAGTTATTGGAGGCGTTTCGAGTAAATGCCTATTGGAACGTAGAAAATTTGAGTCGGTTCACGTTAGGTCTTAAAACGGTAGTGTTAAAGCCTTATAAAAAATCAAATGTTAGTTGTTTTTTTAATTTAAAAATTTATAAAATGAAAAATCTATTACTATTTATCCTATTATTCATTGCTTTAAGTTGTTCAAACGATAATTGCGATGCTGAAATTAAAAGCATTAATAATTATTACGATGCACAAATTCAACAAGTTTTAGACAACCCAACGGTTAGCGGTATTGATTATAGATTCATTAGCCTACTTGAACAAGAAAGACAGTCGAAGCTTGATAATGCTTGTAAATAAACCCATTCCAAAAAATGAAACTATCGATAATTAACGGTCAAGTATTCGTAAACGGAAAGCTTACCACAGACCCAGAGCTTATCGGTTATGCGCTTTTAGATTTTGCTGAAACTTGCGATAATGATAACATATCCATTACCCTAAAAGACGCGGATGTATTTGTTGAAAAAATTGATTAACAATGCCTTTAACTGATTCTGAAATATTAGAATTTGAAACTCTTTTAAACGAAAGAGACATTGATATTTCACATAAGAGGCTGTGTGAATTAGAAGAAGAAACAAATCCAAACTACAAACTACTTTTCGAATCAATAACCAGCCAAAAATATGATTTTGTTGATGGTAAATTAGAGCTCGTATCTGGTTATCGTGGTGCCGCATTAGAAGGCTCAAGTAGGAGTGGTAAAACTTGGTCCAGCGTTGACGCTATAATTTGGTTATGTAAATTTGTAGAAATAGATGGATGCACTATAAATATCTATAGAGAGACTTACAACGAGTTTAAAACTACTCTATATGATGACTTCAAGAGGCGGTTAGATCATTTCGGTTTGCCTAATAAATTCAAAGACACCGATGAAATTAAATCCTTCAAAATCGGAAATAGTAAAATATATTTTATTGGAGACGGTAAGCATGGGGGTGGTTGTGACTATGCTTTTTTCAATGAAGTTATGTTTATTAAGAAATCAGTCTTTGACCAGGTTAAAATGCGTTGTCGTAAATTTTGGTGGGCGGATTATAATCCATCATTTACGGACCATTGGTTTTTTGATAATGTTCTAACTCGTCCAGATGTAGCATTTGTTCGAACCACGTTTAAAGATAATAAATTCATAACGCCACAGGAGCGAAACGAGATAGTTATAACCGAACCGTGGAAAACAGGCTCTTATATAATCAAAGAAAATGTAATCCAGATTTACAATAAACTCACTGGAAAAATAGAACCAATTTCAGAAACGAACCAACTACCACCAAACGAAGAAAATATCAAGAATGGAACTGCTGATGAAGTGTATTGGCGGTGTTACGGCTTGGGATTACGTGGCGCCATGAAAGGGTTGATATTTCCATTTGTGTCATGGATTGATAAATTTCCAAAAGACAAAGCGGTTATATATCCAAATGATTTTGGATTTACAGTTGATCCAAATACGCTTATTAAATACGCAGAAGATGAGCATAATATTTGGATAGAACCATTATCCTATGAGCCTATCGACAATCCAGAGTCTTTATCCTTATTGCTTGAAAGTTTAGGTATAGACAAGGCAAAAGATATCATTCCTTGCGATTCTGCTGATAAATATACAGGAGAGAATAAAGGAACGGTTGAAATGGTAAAGGGTTTGAAACGCGAAGGATTTGTAAATGCTTATAAAATCAGCAAAACAAAATCTGTAATGTTCTGGCTTGGGTCGATGAAGAAGAAGAAAATTCACATCGTTAAAAACCATCTTTACAAACAAGCGTTAAAGGAACAGCAAAACTACAAAATGAAAGAGATAGCTGGTATTGCTATTAACCAACCTTTAGACAAGTTTAACCATATTTGGGATGCGGCACGTTATGGCCACATCGCTCACAACTCAAATACAATAGTTTTAAAAACAAGCGCAGAAGAATTAAATAAAATAAATTATTAAAGCCATGGAAGAAAATTTTTTAAAAGATTTGCTTAATGAACCTCAAAAAGTAATTGATGTTATTAAGAAGCAAAGCAAGGATATTGCTAAAATTAAGGAGTATCAAAAAGAGTATAAAGACCACGACAGGAGTATTCGTGACACTCAGGTCGGAAAAATTCAAAAGGATAAAACCGTAGACAACAATAACATCAAAGCAGTTCGTATTCCTATAAATTTTGCAAAGAAGATTGTAAATACAGCTACAGCTTTTGAAGTTGGAAAGCCAGCGACTTTAATTCCTTCAGATGAAAATAGCCTATCAAAATTGTTTTACCAAATTTGGAAAGTAAATAGAATTGATAGTAAAATTCAAAAGATTATTTCTCTTAAAAAATCGGAAACGCAATCAGCTATTCAATTTTATATTTCAGACTTAAACCCGAGCTCTGTATTAAATAAAATCTTAAGCAAGATAGGTTTAAAGTCGCAAGCAAAAGAAATCAAATCAAAGGTTTTAGAAAACACAAAAGGAATGATGACGCCTTATTTTGATGTTTCGGGCGATATGTTGGCTTTTATGTGGGAGTATGTTGCAGCTGATGAAAGCGGTACGGATATTAACCACGTTGAAATTTGGGACAATCTTAACTTCCATTACTTGAATGATAAATCAGGGGTTTTGACTTATTCAGAAAAAGGAATTATAAAACATGGTTTTGATAGAATTCCTATTGTTTACGTTTCACAAGATGAGCCGGAATGGTTTGGAGTAAGAGAATTGATTGACCGATACGAAACTACGCTTTCAAAATTAGGAGGCTCGAATGATTATAGTGCATACCCTATTTTAATGACATTCGGAGAAGTGGCTTCATTGCCAGAAAAAGATGCGATGGGCAAGGTTATAAACTTTCCAATGAAAAAAGATGATGAAGGAAAGTATGTTAACGGAAGAGCTGAATTCCTGTCAGCATCTAACTCTGTCGAGTCTGCAAAGCTAGAAACGGAGAGCATTAAAGACTTGATTTATTCAATTTCTCAAACCCCTGATTTATCATTTGACAACGTTAAAGGACTTGGAGCAATATCTGGAGTGGCTTTGAAATTGTTGTTTCTTGATGCAGTTATTAAGGCGTTAATGAATGAAGGGGAAAACAGAACAATGATTGAGCGTATTGCAAATATTATTTTGTCTGGAATATCAATGACAACAAACACAACCTTGGCTAAAGAGGCGGCTGCTTTGTATTTTGATATTATCTTTAATTCAATCATTCCTGACGATATTCAAAGTGCAACTGATGTTATCACTAAATTAAAAGAGGCTGGATTAATGTCCTCTGAAACCGCCATTAAATTAATTGATATGGTTGAAGACCCAAAAGCTGAAATGCTTTTAATTGATGCTGAAAAAGCTAAGGCAATCGTAGAACCTGTTAACCCAACCGCGTAATGGTAAATTATATTATAAATTTTTTCAAACAGCGAAAAGCCAAAAAGCAACGCATTAAGGCTAAAACTGAAAGCTTGATTAGTGATTATGAATTATTAATTGCTGAATTCAAGTTAATCAAAGAAAACAACAGCAATCTTTCTTCAACACAAAGGAAAAATGTTGTTTCAAAAGTCAAGCATTTAATTGAAAAAGGACACATAACGGATGGTGCTATGAGAAGTAGCGGATTATGAAAACGAAAACATCAATTTACCACTGAACCCGCTATTTCTTATAGCACGTGTTAGCAGTAGTACGGTAATTAACCACAAATGCTCAATCGGAGAACAGAACTTTTTTCTTTTCTTTTTTTAGGTAGGGCAAAAAATTAAAATATGACAATAGATTTAAGATTTGGAGATTGCCTTGAAGTAATGAAAACGATTGAAAGCGGAAGTATAGATGCTATTATAACAGACCCACCTTATGGCACAACGGCTTGTAAATGGGATTCAGTTATTGATTTTAAACTTATGTGGGAACAATTAAATAGAATTATAAAGCCAAACGGAGCTATTGTATTATTTGGTAGCGAGCCTTTTAGTAGTGCTTTGAGAATGAGTAATATTAAAAACTATAAGTATGATTGGATATGGGATAAGAAAAAGGCTGGAAATTTTGCATCCGTTAAATATCAACCTTTAAAGCCTTTTGAAAATATATCTGTTTTTAACTTACACAACTACTATCCCATAAAAACTAAAGGTGTAATGCGACAAAAAGGTGGTTATAATACCAAACACGAGGTAAGCACTACATCTGGTTTAGATGCTAACATAAATGATGAGTACCACCCAAAAGCTATAATTGAGTTTACTAAGGCAGATAATAAAAACGCAGGGCTACACCCAACACAAAAACCCGTTGCATTAATGGAATATTTAATAAAAACCTACACAAACGAAAATGAAACGGTTTTAGATTTCACTATGGGTTCGGGAACTACTGGAGTTGCTTGCATAAATACTAACCGAAATTTTATAGGTATTGAGAATAACAAAGAGTATTTTAATATTTCTTTAGAGAGGGTGGAAGAAAAAAGAAAAGAAAAAGATTTTACAGTAGTAACTTCATTCGGAGAACAAATGTAGTATTACTGCTAACTGTAAAATAAAATATTATGAAACCATCAAACTTCAAGGAGTCAACAATAAATTTATCAAAACTAAACTCCATGAAAGATGAAGAGTGTGGTAATTTGCATATTTATTAAGGCGATGACGGAACGTGAATCTAAAATGGTGTGCGTTTTTTGTTTAAATAAATCTTATTTATAATAATTATAAATAATAAGAAAAAATTATTACATTTGTAATTCACAATTAACATTTTAACAATTAGTTATGGCAGTAGAAAAACAAAAAGTGATTGACAGACTTAAGGCATTGTTTCCTAAGGCAAACCTATCACAAAAGAGGCTAGACGCATTAGCGGATAAACTCGCAGTTAAACCAGCCGATGGTGCGGATGACGCAGCGATTGATTTATTGATTAATGGTTTTAACGATGTTTTAAGCATCGAAGACATTGCAAAAGAGGATGACAGAGTTAGAACTCTTGAGGCAAAATCTAAAGAACCTAATCCACCAACACCGCCTAATCCACCAACTCCACCCAACCCAGAACCACCAAAAGGCGATGTCCCAGCATGGGCTCAAGCTATTTTGGAATCTAACAAGAAGTTGGGAGAGGAATTGGAAACAATCAAAACTGGTAAAGTTTTAGAAACAAAAAAAGCGACAGCATCTGATTTATTTGCTAAATCTGAGGTTTTGAAAAGAATTCCAGAAAGCATTAAACCTAATTGGGTGAGCCGTATAGACGTTAATTCAGAAACTTCATTTGAAGACCAAATCAAAGGTTTGGAGACTGAATACAGCGAGTTGGTTCAAGCTTCTGCTGATACTAATAATTACGGTGGTCCAGCCGGGGGAGGTGATCCAAACCCAAAAGTAAACCAAGACGTAATTGATAAAATGCTTGAAGGAAAAGTATAATTTATAAATTTAAAACTAAAAAGCTATGTCGGGAACAACCGCTAACTTAAGTAATGCCGCTGAAACATTCGATACTGGTAACGACAGTATTGTAATCGCTCATTTATTGGAAGTAATTCCAGGCGGTAAAACGTTGGATGTAACAGGATTTACTCCTGATGTAATTCCAGCGGGTCATTTGGTTATAGAAGAAACTTCAACAGGAGTTTTAAAACCTATGCCTATTTCAGGAGAAAACTATGGCGCATTGCCAGCTTCTCACACCTACAAAGGTGTTGTTGTATCGAGTGTTTTAAAAACTAAACCTTTCGTATCAGTAATGGTTCGAGGTTCGGTTAACAAGAACGCCTCTGCCTATGTTATTGCTTCGGTACTAGCTGCGGCCCAAACTGCCTTACCATTAATCCGTTTTACAAAAGACTAAATCATGAACAAATCATTATTTGTAGCTTTTATCGCCTACTTCGGCGCATTAGCTAAATCCATTGAAGAACGAGTAAATGGAAAGAAAACAGAGTTGACATACCTGTATAAAGATATGTTGACGGAAAGATTGAGTGTTGACCTTAAATGGCAAACATTAACAGTAAATTCAAGCATTGTAGCCGCTGATGTGGTTGCTTTAGATTCAAGCCTACCATTAAAGAAAAGAAGCTCTCTTGGAAGCGCAACTGGCGACATACCTAAACATGGTATGAAAATGAAGTTGACGGAAAAGCAGCTTACAGACATTGATGTGTTAAAGGCTCGTAAAGTTGAAGACGCTGTAATTATCGACAAGATTTTTGATGACGCGACTAAATGTACAATGGGTATTCATGAGAAACACGAATTTGAGTTTCTTCAAGGGTTATCTACTGGGGTTGCATTAATTGAAGATGAAAATAATGTTGGTCTTGGAATTCGTGTTGATTATGGCTATTTAGCCGCTAATAAATACGGAACAACTAATGCATGGTCAGATACCGTAAACGCTAAACCTATAAGCGATATTAAACGTATCGTTAAAGTAGCTAAAATGAAAGGCGACATGATCAAGTTTATCATGATGTCTGACACTGCTTTTGATTATTTAGCAGAAAATGCTGAAACTCGTCAAAACTATGCTTTTAGTCAAAATTTTGCTGGAGAAAACGCCAACATACCTGTGCCGGACCAAATACAAGTAAATGCATTAATGCAGCGTAAGTTTGGTTTACAGATCATTGTTGTTGATAGAACCATTACAACTGAGCGTGACGGTATAAGAACTGTCCACATGCCTTGGAAACAAGAAAATGTAATCTTCTTAACTACAAACAAAGTGGGTGATCTTGCTTATGGAATTTTAGCTGAAGAAACAAGACAGTCAAAAGGTGCTGATTATGCGAAATCTGGCTCATTTATTCTGTTGAAAAAATGGAGTACAGACGAACCGTTTGCTGAATTCACATCTTCTCAATCACTGTCTATTCCTGTAGTTAATAATGTAGGTTCAATCTATTTATTAGATTCTGAGGAGGCGACTGCTGGAGAAGACACGCAAACAGAAGATGACGCGAACTACGCTTACAAAGCAGTGAATTATACTAAAGTTTCTGTTATTGCGGCTATCAACTCAGCAACTGGTAAAACAACCGCTAAGACTGGTAATTTAGACGCTACACTAGCTAAGTATATCGATGCTTTGAACGAGGAACAAATATTAGTATTCGAAGCTGAGATTGTTGCAGCATAAAACTAACTAAATGTATTCAAGCGAAATCACAACGAGTTTGATTAGTAGAATTGGTTTTGGAACGCCAGTAGAAATTGGCTTCACTATTGATGTAGATGAAGCCAACTCTGTTGGTACTTCCCAAAGAGTTTTTAAATCATTTCACGCTTTGGCAACTCTTGAGAATATCTTAGCTACTATTGATAATGTATCAATAACCGCAGCGGATTTCAATACAATTCTTAATGACTTTAGAGCTAATACAGTTCGTGAAATTATGCCTTTGATATTAGACAAGCATGTTGATTATGATGCTTCTATTGATTATGATCAAATCATAACAGACAACATAGTTTTGTTTGATGATGCTATCGGTTATAAGGTTGTTATTATGGTCCTAGAATCGTTTGTTTCAACAAAAAGAATCAACATTTCAGAAAGGAATTCAAAGCTTGCAATGTCAAACTTAAAATTAGAATTGAACGGCTACAGAAATGATGCCGGAACTTTAGTTGCTCGTGGATTAACGCACGAATTATCAAAAGCCATCAAAGATGCATCAAAAAAAATATTTCCTTATAAAGTTCTTGTAAAAGACGGAAGTAATAACTGGTAAAATGAATTACAATAATTATCCATCAATAGGAATTGACAACAAAATTAAAATCATTCAGAATATTTTGAATGATAAATTAGGTTTTGAAAATGTTGATTTTTATGGTAGAGTTCAAAGAACAATATCAACTGATGGTAAATTGATTGTTCCAACGGTTTTAATTACAAACAGCGAAAGCAAAGAAGTCTATTATGATGACATTGATGCAGTAGGTGGGAATGTTTTTTTTATTGATGACAAAAAGCACACAACCGATGATGGAATAGTTTTTAAAGCAAAAATCAAAATCGTTATCATGCTTAATTTAAATAAAGTAATTACTCCAAAATATTACCGAGCAGACAGTGAAGTTCAGGAATACATTTTAAAATTAGTTAGAAAAATAAAAGCAATAGAAATTACAGAAATTGAAAAAGGATTAAACGAAATATTGTCAGGATTTGACACGTCAAAAATCAAGTTAAACGACAGCCAACCGTTTCATCTTTTTTCAATAAACGGAAATCTAAAGTATCAATTTAATTGTTAATCATTAAAAAATAGAAACTATGCCAAAAATCATAGAATGCTCACAATCCGATGTGAGCCAAAAAAATACAGGAGCAAAAGAGCAATGTTTAGTTGCTCCGGTTGTTCGCCATGCGTTGGCACCAACTTCTCAAGAGTTTGCAACCGCAACAGCGGCTAAAACTTTAGCTGATTGGAGAACCGCAGAAGCGGCTAAAGAAATCATCATGTTGTTTGAGCTTGAGGCTTTGGCCAATGCCAATATAGAACCAACTTTTTTTGAAGGTAGAAGAAAATACCTTACTAAAGAAGGTAAATCTGCTGTAACATTCGAAGTTCACTTAGGTGCTTGTTCTTATGGAGCTTTGAAATCTTACGATGGTAAGAAGATGAGAGTTTATGAGTTTACGGATGATCAAAAGATTATTGGTACAACTCCAGATGGAACTAAAGTAAGAGGTCAATTAATCACTATTGAAGTTGGTCCGCAAAACAAAGCGACAGATGACAAACCTCAATTTTGCGTCGTTACAATCACTTATGAGGATTCAAAAGAATACATCAACGGACCAGTTGAATTAAAACCAAGCTGGTCACATCTTGAACTTCAAGGCATTTTTGATATTGATCTTGAATTAGTATCAGCTTCAGCAACTGAAATAAAATTCAAAGCTTCAGCTGGATGTTCCGGAGATGATGTAATTAAAGCTTTTGAAGATGCCGACATTCTTTTAAAAGATGGTTCTGGAGCACCTGCTACTCATTCATTTGTTGCGGCAGATGCTGATGGCGTATATACTTTAACTGGAACTGGTTTTGCTACTGGATTTACAGTTGAGTTAAACGGTGTTGTTCAAAAAACAGAAGCAACGTATGAAGATACTGGAGCTTTGGTAATCACTGTATAAAATGAACTCAAAAAAGAATTCATACAAAGGAATTTCATTTTGTCCTTCCTGGAGAAAAGGAAACAAAACCTTTGAGCAGTTCAAAGAAGAATTTGAAAACATTCACATTTTCAGATTGCTTTTACCAAAAGACCGATTATTAGAACTAAAGAAAGCTTTCGCAGCAGCTACTGAAAAATCAGTAGATGACATTGAAGTGAAAGAAGCACAAAAAGTTTCTAAAGGAAAATAAGATTTAATTCATTTTATTGTAGAAGAGGACGACATCTCATAGGTGTTTAGTCCTCTTTTTGCTTAAAAATAAAAGCTATGTTAACGGTATTTGATGCAAAATTAGCAGCGGCAAAGCAATTAGAACCTGAAATGGTTTCTAAGGCATTATTTGATTTTATCAGGTCATTATCTAAATATTTAATTGACTTGAATAAAAAGCAACTACATGAAGACAGTCAGGACATTTATGGTAACGCCATTGGCTTTTATTCTCAAGCAACTGAAATAATTACAAATGGAAGTAAGAAGGCAGGAGAACCTTTTGATGCTAAAGATACAGGTGGATTTTTAGATAAATTTTACATGACCGTTTATAATGATGTGTTTTATTTCGGCTCTACAGATCCAAAGACTGATGATATTTTAGATAGTCCGAACTGGCTTTCAACTGATTTATTTGGATTGACTGATGAAAATTTACAAGCGGCTATAGAAACAAAATTCAAACCGTTTATTATTAATTATTACCAAACACGATTAACTGCTTAAAAAATCCAGTTGTCAAGGATTACTTGACAACTCAAATTAAAAAAATTATGATTTACGATTCATTAAGAAAGTTGCCAAAGGTTATTCAAGTAGAAATATTAGATACTGGAGATGTTTCTCTTTTATCGGATGAAGAAACGCCAATAGAGGAATTAATTGATTTGTGGTCAAAATTAAGTGAAGATTTCAATACTAGATTTAATGGCAAAAACCATAAAAAAACATTTGATGTTTATAAGGAATTGAATTTTCTGGCCAACAAATATGAAATAATTAATAATGCAGTTGAGAGTTTGCGGTTTGATAAAGATGAAAATCTCATCAATATGCTTTTGGAATATGGTTATCGCTTATGTAATGAAAAGTATTTAGAAGATTTAGAAAAAATTGAAAAGGAAACTGAAGGCATAATTCACAAAATAAACAATTTAAAAAACCAATTACCAAAGCAAAAAGAAGAATTTGAAAACAATAATCAAGTTGACATTCTTATTTCAAACATGGCAGCTCAAACTTCAATTTTAGGATATGATTTCGACTTCTATTCTATTTCAGTTGAAAAGTATCATGCCATGCAACCTATTGTTGAGAGTAAAATAAAAGCTATTGAAAGTCAGAATAACGCAAATAAAAGAAAGAAATAATGTCAGGAGCAACAACAAGAAAACAGATAATTGAAGACGACGCCATTCTTTGGGGTAAAGAATATGCTACCAATGTAGAATTAGCCAAAAACAAAAACAAAGAATTTGTAGATTCTATATTGCTTTTAAACGAGGCTAATTTAAAATTAAGAGCTTCCAGAAATGACAAAGAATATCAAGCCAATCAAAAAATAACTAATCAGCTTGGCGAAAAGTCTATTAGTGTTTGGAAGGAACAAAATCAGGCGGAATTGGCTTTAATTTCCACCAAAAGAAAAAATGAATTAGCAACTGAAGGAACAAATAAAGCTTTGATCAAGGAGCGAACAATTTTATCAGAAACCAACAAAGAAATAAAGCTTCAAACAAGAAGTCAGTTAGGACTTATTGGAACTTATGAAAAATTAAATAGAGACAGATTAACAGCTCAAAAAACACTAGCCAACTTACTTACTGCAGAAAAAAGAAACAATGCAGAAATTATAGTTGCTCAAAGAGAATTTGACAAACTCGACAAAAGAGTAAAAGCTGTTGATGCTGCAACTAAAAATTATTCCAAAAATATAGGTAATTATCAAAGTGCTTTTCAAGGTTTGTCAGGAACTTTAAAAGATTTGGTTTCAGCTTTTGGCATAGTTACTGGCATAGCATTGTTTGCTAAAATAATGAGAGATACTTTCAATGTTGTTGTAGAATTTGATCGTCAATTAATTGCTGTTGGAAAAACAACCAATATTGCAGGAGATGATTTAAAGAAATTTGGAGCAGAAGTTATTGAGCTAGGTGGCAAACTAAACGGAATATCAATTCAAGGATTATTAAAATCAGCAGAAGTTGCCGGAACTCTTGGAGTAAAAGGAACTGAAAACATATTGAAATTTTCGACTGCAATTGAAAAATTAAAACTAACCTCTGATATTATTTCAGATGAACAAGTTCAGAATTTTGCAAAATTCATACAAGTTTCATCGGATAGTTTTGAGAATGCAGATAAATTAGCATCTGTAATTACTCAACTTGGAAATAATTTTGCCACTACAGAAGCGCAAATTTTAGGAAATGCAACCGAAATAGCTAAAGGTGTAGCCGTCTATAATACAAGCGCCGAAGCTATACTAGGAATTGGAGCGGCAACATCTTCACTAGGTTCCGAAGCAGAAAGCTCCAGAAGTGCGATTCAATCTACTTTCAAAGTTATAAATGATGCAGTAGCTACTGGCGCAAATCTTGAAAAAGTTTTAAAACTAACAGGATTAACCCAGCAAGAATTATCAAAACAATTTAATAAAGATGCAAGTGGCGTATTTGTAAAATTTGTTGGAGGATTAGCAAAAGCCAAAGATGAAGGAGAAAATCTTTCAAAAGTATTAGAAGAAGTTGAAATAACAGAAAAAAGAGCATTCACCGTCATAGGTTCTTTAGCTGCAAACTATGACATTCTTACAACGGCTGTTTCCACTGCTAAACAAGAATATATTGATAATATTGCATTAAACAAAGAAGTTGCAGCTGCATCTGAAAGCGTAGCATCAATCCTAACGGATATTAAAGACAAATGGGAGCAATATGTTTTAAATACTAATAATGCTAATCAGGGAACTGAAAAACTAGCTTCTGGATTAAAGTTTTTAAGAGATAATTTACAATCTATAATTTCTAATTTTATAAAATATGGAAGTGTATTATTGTCATATTTAGCAATTCAAAGAGCAGTTAATTTTGTTACTGCGGCTTTTTCTGCAATTAAAACAGCAGCTACGGTTGCTCAGATTAATTTTGCGCTATCTACAGGAATTGGAACAAAGGCTATTTTAGCAGAAGCGCAAGCCGTAAGGGCTGCAACTTTAGCGCAAACTGGTTTAAATACAGCCATGACGGCAACTCCATGGGGAATAATATTAGCAGCTTTAGCGGCTGTAGTTGTTGCTTATGTTGTGTTTAATGATGAGTTAAGCGAAACCGAAAAAAGAGTAAACGCAGTAAGGTTTGCAACTGAAAATCTACAACAAACAGAAAGTAAATATACTTCTGATCGAGATAAAAATAGAGAAAAAGATTTTAAAGGAATTGAATCCGAAATCGAATTAAGAAAAGCAAAAGGAGAAAGTTCAAAAAAGCTAGATGAAGAGGAAATAAATCGAAAAAAAGAAATAGTAAAATCTCAACTTCAGACTTTTGTTGATTTAAAAAAACAAGAATTTGAAAGAACTAAAAATCAAATTGAAGAATCAAATAAAAGAGTTGAAAACGCTCAAAAAGAGTTTGATGCCATTAATAAATATGCTTTAACAAATCCATTTGGAGAAAGCACAAAAGACAAAAAAAACAACCTTGTTGAGTTAAAATCTCAAAATGATGCTTTGAGAGCGACATTAAAAGCTAACTCAGAAGTTACTATTTCCGAACAGACTAAACTAAATGGAATTCTTGAAGATTTAGATAAACAAGGGAATTTAAAAGAATCCGCAATCCAAGCAGAAGAAGACAAAAAAGCTATCGCAAAAAGAAAGCAGTTTTTAAAAGAAAAATATGATTTAGAAAAAAAAGCTATTGATGAAGCTTTTAAACTTTCTCAATTTAGACTGCAATTAGGGATTGATTTAGATAAAGAAATATTGGACAATGAAGATGCTTCTTTTGAGAAAAGAATAGATGCATTGCTTGATTCACAACAAATTTATAATACAAAAATTAAAGAACAAGCAGAATATGAACTTTCACAGTTAGGAAAATACAATGAGGATAAAGGGACATTTATTAGAGAACTATCAAATATTCAAATCGATGAAATAATTAGAACTGGTCAAACAAATAAAGTCCTAACATCTGAACAACAATTAGTTTTTGAGAAGTATCAAGAATCTTTAACCACAGCTGCTAAAAAAGGCACAGAAGATAGAGAGAAACTAATCGACGGACAAGTAAATTCAATTCAAAAACTTGTAGATGCTCAAATTCAAGATACAGATACGGCATTAAATAATCGAATTTCTAAAGAAAACGAACAGTATCAAAGAACTTTAGATGCGGCTGGAAATAATTATGATTTATTGGAAAATGCGGCAATCGAGCACGAAAGAAAGCTTTTAAAGATCACGCAGGATTTCGCAAAAGAAAAGCTTCAAGTTCAAATAGATGCTATTCAAACTTTATTAGACAACAATGCGTTGCTCCCAAAAGAAGAGCAAATTTCAGCAGAAAAAAGAGCCGAAACCGAAAACAAACTTTCGAAATACAAAGCCGATTTATCGCAATTAAATGTTGATACTATAATTTCTTCGAATGAAGCCATAATCGAAAGCGAAAAAGAAAAAGCTGAAAGGCTTTTGGAACTTCAAATTGAAGCTAATCAAAGAACAAGAGAATTAGCTGATAACCTAGCTTATTCATTAGTTGATTTAACAAATACAATATTCGATGCTAAAGTGTCAGCCATTGAAGCCGAAATGGATTATTGGAATGACTACTATGACAATCAAATTGAGTTAGCCGGAAATGATGCGAGACAAAAGGATTTGCTTGAAAAAGAGAAAGCAAAAAAAGCTAAAGAACTTGAAAAGGAACGCAAAAAAGAACTTGTAAAAGCTGCAATTTTCAATAAGGTAATTTCATTGGCTCAAATCGGAATAGATTTAGCAAAAACCTTAACGGCTATTCAGTTGGTGGCAGTTCAATTAGACGCTATTTCATTCGGAACAGCAGGAACGCCTTACCGAGCTATTCAAATTCCTATAGCTATTGGTATAGCTGCAGCTCAAGCAGCTAATGTTTTATTGGCGCCTTTACCAAAATATAAACTTGGAAGAAAAGGCGGTCCAGAGGAAATGGCAATCGTTGGTGATGGTGGAGTTTCTGAAATAATTACTAAGCCGGATGGTTCTAATCCAATAATGACACCAAATAAACCAACTTTGGCACGATTGGCTAAAAACGATATTGTTTGGAAAAACTTTGATGAGTATAAAAAATACTTAAACAATTCAATGAAGCAAACGGTTAGCGATGACAACAAGAAACTAACAGAGTATCAAATAATGATACAGTCAGGAGGTTTTAGCGATGCTCAAATTAATAAAAAACTAGATGAAGTTGTTCATGCAATTAAAAACAAAAAATCATCTACAACAATTCATAACAACATTGATTTTGGTTATCAACAATGGAGAAATGACCAAATTAACTGGAGAAACAAAAGAAGATAATGGGAATATTTCAACAATATACACAGCAAGTAAAGTACGAAATCTATTGTGAGCAATCAAAACAAACTTTTGTTTTAAGTATTGACCCAATCGGTTGGAGTTCTGACGATAAAGAATTTGCCAGAAACGAGGAGTATCATGGAATTTTTACAAAGTTTTCAAACAGTTTAAAGTTTGTAGATAAAAGTGCTGATTTTATTAATTTTCAAAGAAAACTTTATGGAATTAAAGCTAAATTAAAATTAACGAAATACGAAGTTCATCCAAGAAGTAGAGGTTGGGTAAAAACCTACTGGGGATATTTAGCAATGTCAACTTATAGTTTTGAAAACAATGAAGTTTCATTAAAATTTAATTCGGGAGGATTAGAAGAAGTATTAAAATCTAGAGAAAGCGAAGATGTCGAGATTGATAGAGTTGAAACTTTGGACGGAAAACCAATTCAAGAATTAGAAACTAATCAAGTAGCGTTGCATGGGAGAAAAATATTCTTAAAATCTAAATGGAAAGCAAACAATAATTTCAATCCAGTAGAGCTTCGGGTTTGGTCAGATGCTGGAAATACTAGAAGTCAAACCAGTGCTTTTCCAATGACATTAGATATTAGGTCGCACGAACAAGCGCAAAGTACAATACCAGGAATGAACGGTTATGATATTGTTGGAACAAATGGAATTCAAATTTTAGCAATATTCGACAGAACTCGAGAAATAAGAATTAAAGGCAACAATTTAAAATTTAAAACAGATATAGTAGATGGAGTTAATCTTATAGGAAATGAATGGAGCTGGGCTTTTTTCAAAGTATGCTTAACGATTTTTGAAAATGGAAACAATTATAATGTAAAAAACAGAATTGATTTATTTCACGCTGGAAGCGGTTCTAACATATATCCCAACATTTTATCAATAGATAACGGACAAACATTCAATCTGAATTTTGACCATAGTATCACAGTATATGAGGGTGACAGTATCGGATTAGAATTTTTTATAAAAGCTGATTTGCGAAATTTTTCATCTTCAAGAGCTAGGTTTTATGTTGACGTTTCTGATTTTGAAGGATCAATTTTTGCTGAAGAAGAAAGTTATTTTGAACCAACAAAAGCTAAATTTATATTTGTTCATGATATTATTGAAAGGCTTACAGAAATTTGCGCTTCAAAAGAAAAATGTTTTTATTCAGATTATTTTGGAAGAAAAGAAAAAGGATATCCCATCGATGGATTTGGCGCTTTTATTGGTGTTACTCACGGTTTTTGGATTAGGCAATTTGATAAATTACCTATTGGAACAGAAGATAATCCTAATTTATTCAAACCACTAACAACTTCTTTGAAAGATGCTATTCAAAATGTTAGAGCAGTTTTTAACGTTGGAATGGGAATTGAAGAATATAGAAATCAAGAAAGAGTACGAATTGAAGATTTGAAATTCTTTTACAATAGAAATGTTACAATCAAACTACCCAACCAAGTAAAAAAAGTTAAAAGATATGAAGCTGAAAAATACTATTATTCAGCTGTAAACATAGGTTATGAAGATGGCGGCGTTTACGACGAAGCACAAGGGCTAGATGAACCAAATGGAAACACTAATTTTACAACTATAATAACAGAAGTAAAAGAGATATATGAAGCTGTTTCAAGTTATAGAACTGACAATTATGGTGAAGAATTCGCAAGAAGAAAACCCTATAATTCCTATGACACATTAGACACTAGTTATGATGATAAGATTTGGTTTGAGGATTTAAAAAAAGGAATTACCAATATCTTTGAGCAAAGAAAATATCATGATGATTTTGAGCAAATTCCAACAGGTATATTTGCGCCCGAAACAGCAAGTAATTTAAGGTTATCTCCGGTAAACAATTTAATGCGACATTCGTGGGTAATATCAGCGGGCGTTCAATTATATAAATCAGAATATTTAAGATATTCATCATCGACAGCAAATAGTCAATTAAAAACTAAAATGACTGGGAAGCCTGAATATTCTGAAAATGGTAACATCATTAATTCAGAATTAGAAAGACCTCGATTTGTTCCTGAATGGATAGAGTTTGAGCATGAGTGTAATTTTGACGTTATGCAAATGGTGCAAGGCAGCACGATTATTCAAGGAAAAGAAATAAAAAATTTTTACGGATTGGTAGAGTTTTTAAACGAATTCAATGTTTTAGAAACTGGTTATTTATTTAACCTAAAACCAAACGATGCAGGAAAATGGAAAGTATTAAAATCAAACAAATAAAATCATGGCAAACTCAAGAGTAACAATCACTTTTTTACAAATTCCCCCATTAAACTATAGTATTAGTTTCGGTGAATTATTAACTAGCCAATTCATCTATAAAGAAAGATTTAGAACTATAAGAGTTCAAACAGGTCAAGCAACTATACCAATGTCTACTATTTTTGATAACGGAAATGGACCTGAAACAAACTGGAATGGAACTTGTGCTAATAATTACATAGCAGCTTTTAATTTAGATTATAATTCAACAAATCTTTTTAATATTACATATATTCCGCCAACTGAAAATAACGGTCTTGGAGCTGTAGTTATAGAGGCAAATTATCCAAATGCTATTTTCACTCATACAAATGACGGTAATGGCATTGTTGATGTTATTATTCAAAATGAAACAGGATTTAATGCTATTGAAATTACAAACGAAAATTTTTCAACCGCAACAAATTTATGTGAAGAAGTAAACTTAAATATTACCACTTCTATTTTAGCTGTTGACATTTATTCTAATTTTGGTAATTTTTTAGCAAACACAAACAACCCATTTACTTTAGTTGCTTTAAGAAATTCAGAAGTTCAAATAACCCTTATTGATGAAAATGGATTTATAGCTCCATATGTTTTCAAAACACCTCAATCATTAATTTCGTTTAACTTTGTTAAAACAATAAACAACTCCCCAAATGGAGCAACTTTATCTATTCAAAATAATACACAATTCATAAATGGCGTTCCTGCTTTAATTGTAGAATATTCTTTAGATAATGATGAATGGCAAACATCAAATGTTTTTTCTGGACTTGAAGCTGGGGATTACACTCTTTATGTACGCGATCAATTTGGTTGTTCTTTTACGCAAGATTTTAATGTAAACGAAACTTCAGTTTACGTTCCTCATTTTTACATCAGTCAAAGCAATTCAATTCGATTTGCTCAAAGGATTACTTTTGGGGACGCATCTAATTATAAAAATGATGAAAACACTTTAAGTTGCGAGGTAGATGTTCAATTGCCGTATAAAGATGTTCAATTATTTCAAACATCCGATGTTATTACAACTCAATTTGAAAGTAATTATAATTTCAAAACAGTTAAAGTTATTCGAGAAAATGGAAATGAAGTTACTATTCCAATAGTTCAAAAAACCAATAATATCGGAATAAAAGACAAACGAGATGCGATTAAATATAATTTAGAACCTGGTAAAACTGGAATTTACTTTACTGCCGGAAATATTTATAATTATGATACTAATTTAGTAAATGGTTCCCATTCATTAAATGGAACTTTGCCAGAGTGGGCAAAAGTTGGAAGTTATGTAAATATTGGCAGCTCATGGCACATTATTGAAAATTCATTTTTTGATGAGGATAAGAATTCAGATGTAATTGTAATTTCAGAAAATTATACTGGAGTTGATCTAAACATAATTATTGGATGTATTTATAATTTATTTGAATATGAAATATATGAGTTTTCTATTGATATGTTAGATTTTATCGATGAAACTATACGTGTTCAATTAATCAATCAAGACGATAATTTCGGAATATTAACTCATTTGTCCGAAGAAATTTATGTTAAAGTTAGACATGAAGATACGCTTTGTCATGATTATTGGAATGATGACAATACAGATGTTTATTATGCAACTGGAATTAGACATCGTTTAAGAATCTCTTTTACAAAAATTGAAGGTTTTATTGATGAAGAAAGTTCAATTCATAAAACTGATACTTCTACAATTATGTTAAGCGGCATGATGTATAAAGGCAAGCAAATAATTTACGAACCATTAACAGAAGGAATATGGGAAAAATTATGCAGAGCTTTATCACATAAAAATTTATTTATTGACAACACTAAATTTGTGAAAAGCGGGGAGCTTGAAACAGATGCGGCTTTAGATGATACAAACCTTTATGTATTGACAGCAAAATTATTAAAAGCTTCAACTGTATATTCTACCGATGGTGCCAATGTATTAAATGGAAGTTCAAGTGACGTAGAAATTCCAGGAATAATTGAAGGTGATGCTGGGTTTATGAAATATTAACTTATAAGTTTACTTTATTAAAAAACCCGCTTTAATTGGCGGGTTTTGTCGTTGGTATAGCTTTTACTATTTCTTTTTTCTTGAATAGTCATCACTCTAAGTTTTTAAAAGTTTCACCATCCACGTTAATACTTCTATTGTCGTGGTAGTGGTGATGTACTGATTTATCAATATAAGTATCTTTTTTTTCACTTGCACCAAAAATAGCGTTACCAATTGCTTTCGCAACAAGATAGCAGCCGCCCACACAAACAACAAAAAGAATAATTACAAAATCCATGACACAAATTTAGCTATTAAATACAAAATTAACTACATCGATAATTTTATTTTAGTATATTCTTATTTAGTCTAAATAAAAATAGTAATTTTGTTTCAATCAAACATTTACTATAAAATGAATATTCAAGAAGTTTACAATTTAATGGCAACTATTAATGAGAAGTATAATTTAATACTTACCAATGCCAAAAGCATTCCAGAACTTCAGGAACAATTAGAATTAATTGATACATCATATTTGCACGTTTCAAACAATGGAACAAGCGAAAAACTTCAAATAAAGAAAATAATTGATGCTATCTTAAACAATAGCTTTGGTCAGTTGTTGTTTGTTGGTGAAATTACACTTCTTGGAAATGACCTTACGGTACCGTCAGGAGTACAGTGGCGAATATTAAATATAAACTATTTTACTGCCGTTGCATTTGAGCAAACAATTCCTTTTACAACAACTGGCAATATTAGAAAAGATATAATTGTTGCCAATACTTCAAATGAATTAATTTATTTGGCTGGTTTTGAAAATATAGGAGTTGCTATTCGTCCAAACATTCCTTTAAATACTGTTTTGGTTACTGAAATTAATGTTACAGATAGTGAGTTTGGAATTGTTGTTTCTAATGATTTTGTCGAAAAACAAGAATTTGCTCCAACAGAAATAACAGGAACAGGAACAATATCTATTTCTTTAGACGGAATTTCTACTTCATTTGTATTAACAGATGATGATACGTCAGAGGTTGAGAATTTTACGCCAAGTACTGTTTTTCAAAATCAAAATATTTATTTAGGAAAATTTATAAGCATCACAAATCGTAGCACAACTGATAAAACATTAAAACATGCAGTTTCCGATTGGGATATGCAATTTCCTGATGAAGAGGATTTAGTCTTGCAACCAAATTATAGAGCTAATTTTGTGATAGAAACATTTGACACGGTAACTTTTATTTATTTTCATTCAATTAATAAAATTAGCGGAGGTGAAGGGTTGGATGTTGAAATCTTCAAACAAAACGTAATTTATTCAACAACTTTAGCCGATTTAGGCTTAGCAACTTTTGAAGATTTAACACCTTTGATTGTTAGCGATTGGCGAAATTCTTTAGGGATAGTTGATGAAGACAATAAGCTATATTACTTTGAGATTACGGATGAAACTTTTAATTTTGATGTTACGGCAAATTGGGTAACGGGTGATGCGAGTTATCCCGTAACAGACCAAGCGAGTTTTGAATTGTTTTTAAGTAGTAGAAGTTATAGTATTGACAATGATTTAACAAGTATTGTTATTACTAATTTTAGTTTAATAAGTGGTAGATTAAAATGTAATTTAACAGCTAATGGTACTTCTTTAGATTTAAGTGAAATGGTAGTTTATGAATTTTTAGGATGCGGTAATATTGTAGGTTTGCAACAATTAAATTTAGGAGTTAACCAAATAGTAACATTTAACCCAACTATTGCTTTACCAAATAGTTTGCAGTTTTTAGTTTTAACAGATAACCAAATAGTAACATTTAACCCAACTATTGCTTTGCCAAGTAGTTTGCAATATTTAGATTTAAGAGTTAACCAAATAATAACATTTAACCCAACTATTGCTTTACCAAGTAGTTTGCTATATTTATTATTATACAATAACCAAATAGTAACATTTAACCCAACTATTGCTTTACCAAATAGTTTGCAACAATTAGATTTAGGAGTTAACCAAATAGTAACATTTAACCCAACTATTGCTTTACCAAATAGTTTGCAACAATTAAATTTAGGAGTTAACCAAATAGTAACATTTAACCCAACTATTGCTTTACCAAATAGTTTGCAGTTTTTAGTTTTAACAGATAACCAAATAGTAACATTTAACCCAACTATTGCTTTGCCAAGTAGTTTGCAATATTTAGATTTAAGAGTTAACCAAATGACAACCACAGGATATACTACATCTGAAACATGGGCAAATAATCAACCATCTTTTACATCAATTTGTTATGTTCTTTTTGGCAGTAACATCAACTCTGTTTCAGGAACAAATTTAGAAACAATATTAATATCTAAAAACTGTAACGTAAATGTCTAAACAAACATACATATTTAAAGAAAAACCAAAAGGCGTAAATTCAACGCCTGAAATGGTGCATTTGTTGGTGGGGGAGAGTGGAGGCGGCGAAACCAATTCAGCTCAACTTCAACAAAATAACATAACATTCAAAAAGAATAACGGTGATTTCTTTGGAACAGTTACCGCACCAATAACAGGAGTCTTAACCTTTGATATGACCGATGCTATTATTGGTGGCAATGCAGTTGTTTATTATCAAAATGCAACTTTACAGATGCCATCTACTTGGCTAACAGTTGGAGCATTTGCGCCAAATGTTGTTAATCAAATATTCTTA